ATGAGATCGGGCGCCGCCTGGCTTGCCTCCGCGAAGCCGGAGGAAGTTGACGAGTTTCTGGCGGGCCTGAGCGACAACGCGTTGCTGGCCCTGCCTTGGGTGTTCGACTTCTGGGCATTGCCGCACCAGATCGCCCCGGAGGGGGCGTGGAAAAGCTGGGTGATCATGGGCGGGCGCGGTGCGGGCAAGACCCGCGCCGGGGCCGAATGGGTGCGCGCGCAGGTGGAAGGGGCAAGGCCGCTCGACACCGGCCGGGCGCTGCATGTGGCGCTGGTGGGCGAGACCTTCGATCAGGCGCGCGAGGTGATGGTGTTTGGCGAAAGCGGCATTCTTGCCTGCTCGCCGCCCGATCGCCGCCCCGACTGGGAGGCAGGGCGCAAGCGGCTGGTCTGGCCGAATGGTGCGGTGGCGCAGCTGTTTTCGGCGCATGACCCGGATGCCTTGCGCGGTCCGCAGTTCGATGCCGCCTGGGTCGATGAGCTGGCAAAGTGGAAATATGCGGAAGAGGCCTGGGACATGCTGCAATTTGCGCTTCGGCTGGGGCCGCATCCGCAACAGGTTGTCACCACCACGCCGCGCAACGTTCAGGTGCTGAAGGCAATTCTGAACAATCCCTCGACCGTGGTGACCCACGCCCCGACCGAAGCGAACCGCGCCTATCTGGCAGCGTCGTTTCTGGAAGAGGTGCAAACGCGCTATGCGGGAACGCGCAAGGGCCAGCAGGAGCTGGAAGGGCTGTTGCTGGCTGATGTCGAGGGGGCACTCTGGTCGAGCGCGACGATCGATGCGCTGCGGGTAGAGGCGGCTCCGCCGCTTGACCGGATCGTCGTTGCGGTCGATCCCGCGGTGACCGGCCGCGAGACTTCGGACGAATGCGGCATTGTCGTGGTCGGGGCGGTGACCGAAGGGCCACCGCAGAACTGGCGCGCCTATGTGCTGGAAGATGCGAGCGTGAAGGCGGCGACACCGACGCAATGGGCCAATGCCGCAATTGCCGCGATGCACCGCCATGGGGCAGAGCGGCTGGTTGCCGAAGTGAACCAGGGCGGTGATCTGGTGGAAACGGTGCTGCGCTCGGTCGACCAGCTGGTGCCGTTCCGGGGCTTGCGGGCCGGGCGCGGCAAGGGGCTGCGGGCAGAGCCCGTGGCGGCGCTATACGAGCAGGGGCGGGTGCGGCATCTTCGCGGCCTCGGAACGCTTGAAGAGCAGATGTGCCGGATGACCGCGCAGGGCTTTCAGGGCCGCGGCAGCCCGGACCGCGTTGATGCGCTGGTCTGGGCTTTGCACGAGTTGATCATTGAACCAGCGGTTCGCTTTCGCCGCCCGCAGGTGCGCGCGCTGTGAGGGTGGCGGCCTCCGGCGGGGGTATTTTGGCAAAGAAGAAGCCCGGGGTGCTGTGCCTCGGGCGCAGGGGATTTCGAGGCCGGGGAAACCCGGCCTTTTTGCTGCGTTTCGGTTTGCGGCGTGGCGGGATTGGCATTGAGGAGCAGGGGAAATGGTAATGCAGTTCTTTCGCCGGGGTGCTGGCGCGGCGGTAGTGGCCGAGCAAAAGGCTTCGGCTACCGGGCGGGTGATTTCGCTTGCAGCCGGCACCGCGCGGGGCGGTGCGGTCTGGAGCCCGCGCGATCTGGGCAGTTTGATACGGCAAGGGTTTACCGGCAATCCGATCGGGTTTCGCTGCGTCAAGCTTATTGCAGAAGCGGCGGCGGCGCTGCCGCTGGTCTGTCAGGACGCCGCGCGGCGCTATGAGGTGCATCCGGTGATTGACCTGATGCGCCGCCCCAACCCGGGGCAGGGGCGGGCCGAGCTTTTCGAGGCGCTTTACGGGCAGATTCTGCTTTCGGGCAACGGGTACCTTGAAGCGGTGGTGCCCGAGGCCGGATTGCCGCGCGAGCTGCATGTGCTGCGCGCCGACCGGATCAGCATCGTGCCGGGGGCGGATGGCTGGCCGGTGGCCTATGATTACACCGTTGCCGGGCGCAAGCATCGCTTTGACATGGCAGGCCACCCCGACCCGATCTGCCATATCAAGGCGTTCCACCCGCAGGATGACCATTACGGGCTTTCGCCGATGCAGGCGGCGGCGACGGCGATTGACGTGCACAATGCCGCCTCGAGCTGGTCGAAGGCGCTCTTGGACAATGCCGCGCGGCCCTCGGGGGCGATCATCTACAAGGGCGTTGATGGCCAGGGGGCGCTGAGCCCGGACCAGTATGACCGGCTGGTGAGCGAGATGGAGATGCACCACCAGGGCGCGCGCAATGCCGGGCGGCCGATGCTGCTGGAGGGCGGGCTTGACTGGAAGCCGATGGGGTTCAGCCCCTCGGACATGGAATTTCACGCCACCAAGCAGGCGGCGGCGCGCGAGATTGCGGTGGCCTTCGGGGTGCCGCCGATGCTGCTGGGGATACCGGGAGACGCGACCTATGCCAATTATCAGGAGGCTCACCGGGCTTTCTACCGGCTGACCGTGCTGCCGCTTGCAACGCGGGTTGCGGCGGCGGTGGCCTATTGGCTTTCGAGCCACCTCGGGCAGGGGATCGAGCTCAGGCCCGACCTCGACCAGATCCCGGCGCTTGCGGCGGAGCGGGACCAGCAATGGGCGCGGGTGGGAGCCGCTTCGTTTCTGAGTGAGGCGGAAAAGCGCGCGGCGCTTGGGCTGCAGCCCTTGGCGGAGGCGTGAGGCATGAGCGATGGCGGTTCGCGCTATCTCAAGGCGCCATTCGAGGTGCACGAGCAGCGATTTGAGGCCACCGAACGGATCATGGAATTGCAGTTCGGGCAGGTCGACAAGCGGCTGGAGCGGATCGAGCAGATGATCGGCGGATTGGAAAAGCGGCTCTGGATGACGGTTTACGGCGTCGTGGCCGTGATCTTGACTCAGGCGGTGCAGGGGGTGCTGGACTATGCCCCGAAATGAGGATTGCCAAATGATGACAGATGATTACGGGCTGGAGATGAAGTTCTCACGGCTGGGCGAGGAGGTCTCGGTTACCGATGGCACGGTGATTTCTGGCTATGCGTCGCTGTTTGGTGTCGCGGATCAGGGCGGCGATGTGGTGCTTGCCGGGGCCTATGGCGCGGGGTTGAAGCGCCTTGCCGCCAAGGGCAGCAACGTCAAGATGCTTTGGCAGCACGATCCTGCACAGCCGATTGGTGTTTGGGACGAGATCCGCGAGGATGGGCGCGGGCTTTGGGTCAAGGGCCGTTTGTTGCCCGAGATCGAGAAGGCCCGCGAGGCGGCGGCGCTGATTGGCGCGGGGGCGATTGACGGGCTGTCGATCGGCTATCGCACGATTGCCGCCGAGAAGAACGCAAAAGGCCAGCGGCTGCTTGCGGAACTTGAGCTGTGGGAAGTGTCTGTCGTGACCTTCCCGATGCTCAACGAGGCGCGGGTCGGCTCCAAGGGCGGGACGCCCGAGGCGGCCGAGTTGCGCGAGCTGGCCGCGGCACTGACCGACGCGGCCCGGATGCTGGCGGACCGCTAGGCCGCGCCGGTCCCCCTCAACCCTCTCAAAACAGGTGGAGTGACGATGAAGACCGAGACCAAGGCTCGGGCCGCGACGGGTATGTCCGACGGCCCGGCACCGGTGGCAGAGGTGAAAACCGCGCTGGCCGGGTTCATGAGCGAAATCAAAGGCTTTCAGGACGAAGTGAAGATGAAATTGCAACAACAGGAAGAGCGACTGACCATGCTGCATGCAAAGAACATGACCACCGGGCGGCCCGCCCTTTCCGCCGCGGCCCATGACGAGGCACCGCACCAGAAGGCATTTGCCGCCTATCTGCGGTCGGGCGATGATGACGGGCTGCGCGGTCTTGCGCTGGAAGGCAAGGCGCTCAACACGCAGGTTTCGGCCGAGGGCGGCTATCTGGTGGACCCGCAGACCTCGGAGGCGATCCGCGGGGTGCTGAAGGCCACCGCCTCGATCCGCCAGATCGCCAATGTGGTGAATGTGGAGGCCACCACCTATGACGTGCTGGTGGACCACAGCGAAATGGGTTCGGGCTGGGCCTCGGAAACGGCGAACCTGACCGAAACCGCGACGCCGCAGATCGACCGGATCAGCATTCCGCTGCATGAGTTGAGCGCGATGCCGAAAGCCAGCCAGCGGCTGCTGGACGACAGCGCCTTCGACATCGAAGGCTGGCTGGCGCAGCGCATCGCCGACAAGTTTGCCCGCGCTGAAGCTGCGGCCTTCGTGACCGGCGACGGCCTGGACAAGCCGAAGGGTTTTCTGACCCATGCCAAGGTCGCGAATGGTGCCTGGGCCTGGGGCGGCCTTGGCTATGTCGCCACCGGCAATGACGGTGACTTTGCCACCACCAACGCATCGGATGCGGTGGTTGACCTCGTCTATGCACTTGATGCCGAGTATCGCGCCAACGGTGCCTTTGTGATGAACTCCAAAACCGCCGGCGCAGTGCGCAAGATGAAGGATGCCGACGGCCGCTTTCTTTGGAGCGACAGCCTGCAAGCGGGGGAACCGGCGCGGCTGATGGGCTATCCGGTGCTGATCGCCGAAGACATGCCCGACATCGCTTCGGGCACCTATGCGGTGGCGTTCGGAGATTTCAAATATGGCTATACGGTTGCCGAGCGCCCTGATCTGCGGGTGCTGCGCGACCCGTTTTCGGCCAAGCCGCATGTGCTCTTTTACGCCTCCAAGCGCGTCGGCGGCGATGTGAGCGACTTTGCCGCGATCAAGTTGCTGAAGTTCGCCGCGTCGTAACGGCGGGCGCGGGGGGGGCGGGAAACTCCCCCCCTTTCGGGCGCGGGCTTTGGCCTCGCTGTCGTCTAGCTGCTCCCACCGTCCGAGCGACGGCAGGGCAGCCCGCGCCCGATTTCTGCACCGGGGGCACCAATTTTGGAGATATCCCATGACGCTGATCGAACAAGCTGCGGTGCCCGCCGAGGCCCTGCCGGTGGCAGAATTTCGTGACCATCTGCGGCTGGGCACCGGATTCGCCGATCTGGGAGCGGGCGATACCGCGCTGGTGGCCTATCTGCGCGCGGCCATTGCGGCGATCGAGACGCGCACCGCCAAAGCGCTGCTGGCGCGTGATTTCTTGCTGACGATCGAGAATTGGCGCAGCACCCAAGGGCAGCCGCTGCCGATTGCGCCGGTGAGCGCGATTGCTGCGGTGCTGCTGCGGGACGCGGCGGGGAATGCACTGGTCGTGGACCCGGCGCGATACCGACTGGTGCGCGACATGAGCCGACCGAGGGTGCAGGCGGTGGGCGGCAGCCTGCCTCTGGTGCCGATGGAGGGCGCGGTGGAAATTTCCTTTACCGCCGGTTTCGGTCCCGGTTGGGACAGCCTGCCGGTCGATCTGGCGCAAGCGGTATTCCTGCTCGCGGCGCAGTATTACGAACTGCGCCACGAGGGTATCGCCGAGGTGCAGGCGATTCCATTCGGGGTGATGGCACTGATCGAGCCATGGCGCACAGTGCGGGTGCTTGGGGGGCGCGCATGAGTGCGCCGCAACTTAACCGCGCCCTGGTGCTGGAAACGGCGGAGCGGGTGGCCGATGGCGCGGGTGGGCATGTGCTGAGCTGGATGGCGCTTGGCACGCTTTGGGCAGAAGTGAAGCCCGGCACCGGGCGCGAGCGCGCCGGGGAATTCGTGACGCTGGCCAGCGTGCCCTATCGCATCACCGTGCGCGCCGCGCCGCAGGGCAGCGCCCGCCGCCCGCGCCCCGACCAGCGCTTTCGTGACGGCGACAGGGTGTTTCGCATTCTGGCGGTGGGCGAGGCGGACCCGGCGGGGCTTTATCTGACCTGCTTTGCGCAAGAACAGGTGGTGGCATGAGTTACGCGATTGCAGAGGCCTTGCAGGCCGCGGTTTACCAGCGTCTGCGCGCCTCGTCGGAGCTCGACGCGCTGATTGGCGACGCGATTTTTGACGCGGTGCCGCCGGGAACGCAGGCCGGCACTTATGTAAGCCTGGGGCCGGAGGAGGCGCGCGACGCGTCGGATGCAACTGGCGCCGGGGCCGAGCACGATTTCGTGGTTTCGGTGATCACCGATGCGGCCGGGTTTCAGACCGCCAAGGCGGTTGCGGCGGCGGTATCGGATGCGTTGGTGGGAGCCAGTCTGTTGCTGTCGCGCGGGCGTCTGGTGGGCTTGTGGTTTCTGCGCGCCCGCGCCCGCCGGGTGGAAGTGGGCGAGACCCGGCGCATTGATTTGAGCTTTCGCGCGCGGGTCGAGGCCTGACGCTTCATTCGGGTCGTCAGCCGGTATGACCGGCGGGCCTTTGCTTCATCAATCGGAGAAAAACCATGGCGGCACAGAATGGCAAGGACCTTCTGGTCAAGCTTGACCTTACCGGGAACGGGCAGTTTGAAACAATCGCGGGGCTGCGCGCAACGCGGATCAGCTTCAACGCGGAAACGGTGGATGTGACGAGCCTTGAAAGCCAGGGCGGCTGGCGCGAGCTTCTGGCCGGGGCGGGGGTAAAATCTGCCGCGATATCGGGCTCGGGCGTGTTCAAGGACGCTGCAACTGACGAGCGCGCGCGGCAGATATTCTTCGACGGCGAAGTGCCGGAATTCCAGGTCATCATTCCGGCTTTCGGCATCGTGCAGGGGCCGTTCATGATTACCTCGGTCGAATACGCGGGCACCCACAATGGCGAGGCGACTTACGAGGTTTCCATGGCCTCGGCGGGGGTTCTGGCGTTTACGGCGCTCTGATGGCCAATCCCTGGGCGGGCGAGGTGGCGGTCTGGCTGGATGGGCACCGCCATGTGGCAAAGCTGACGCTCGGGGCGCTGGCGGAGCTGGAGACGGAGCTGGCGGCAGGAAGCCTGATCGAATTGGTCGAGCGCTTCGAGGCGGCGCGATTTTCAACCCGCGATGTGTTGGCGCTGCTGGTTGCCGGTTTGCGTGGCGGCGGCTGGCAGGGCGAGGCGAAGGACCTCCGCACGGTAGAGATTGGCGGCGGGCCGGTAGAGGCGGCACGGGTGGCGGCGGAGCTTCTGGCGCGCGCATTCGCGGTGCCGGGCACGAAATGAGCGGGCTCGACTGGCCGGGGCTGATGCGGGCGGGGCTAAGCGGGCTGGGCCTGCGCCCCGAGGAGTTCTGGCGGCTGACCCCGGCGGAATTGGCGCTGATGCTGGGCGAAGCGGCGGCAACGCCACCCCTGACGCGGGCGCGGCTGAGCGAATTGGCCGCCGCATGGCCGGACCAGGTGAAAGGATCGGGAGATGATTGAAGTGGACGGGCTTGACGGCCTTGGCGAGCAGGCGGCGGCGCTGGAACGCAGTCTGGGTGGGGCCGAGGCGATGGCGGCGGCGTTTAACGCCGAACTCGGCCGGATGCAGCAGAGCATGACCTTCACCAGCCGCGAGGTCGGGGCGCTCAGCACCAGCATCGGGCGCGGGCTGCGGCAGGCGTTTGACGGGCTGATTTTTGACGGGATGAAGCTCTCGGACGCGCTTGGCAAAGTCGCGCGGTCGATGGCTGACAGCGTTTATGCGGCGGCGATGAAGCCGGTGCAGAACGCGATCGGCGGGGCGGTTGCCAATGGCATGAACAGCCTGCTGAGCGGGATGTTCCCCTTTGCCCAAGGGGGGGCGTTCACCCAGGGGCGGGTGATGCCCTTTGCCAAGGGCGGGGTGGTTTCATCGCCTACTTCGTTCGCAATGCGAGGCGGGCGCGGGCTGATGGGTGAAGCGGGGCCCGAAGCGATACTGCCGCTGTCGCGCGGTGCCGACGGGCGGCTTGGGGTGCAGGCGGCGGCGTCGGGGCGCGCAGTGAATGTGGTGATGAACATCGCCACCCCCGATGTTGCAGGTTTTGCCCGCAGCCAGAGCCAGATTGCCGCACAACTGAGCCGCGCGCTGGCGCGTGGCGACAGAAACCGCTGAGGAGGCGACCATGGCTTTTCACGAGATCCGCTTTCCGACCAGCCTGAGCTTTGGCTCGGTTGGCGGGCCGGAACGGCGCACCGAAATTGTCACGCTCGCCAACGGCTATGAGGAGCGCAACACGCCTTGGGCGCATTCGCGCCGCCACTATGATGCGGGCGTCGGTCTGCGCAGCCTTGACGACGTGGAGGCGCTGCTGGCGTTTTTCGAAGCGCGGCAGGGCCAGTTGCACGGATTTCGCTGGAAGGACTGGGCGGACTACAAATCCTGCCCGGCGTCGCGCGTGGTTGCCTATGACGATCAGCCGATCGGCGCGGGCGATGGTGTGCAGACGCAGTTTCAGTTGCATAAGATCTATCTGTCGGGCGGCGTTTCCTATGCGCGACCGGTCACCAAGCCGGTGCTCGGCACCGTCAAGGCGGGGGTGCAGGGGCATCACCGGGCCGAGGCGGTCGATTTCGAGGTGGATCTGCAAACCGGTATCGTCAGCTTCGGCACCGCGCCGCCGGTGGGGGCGTTGGTGACGGCGGGGTTTGAATTCGATGTGCCGGTGCGCTTTGACACCGACCGGATTCTGGTCTCGGTCGCTTCATTCCAGGCGGGCGACCTGCCGCAGGTGCCGGTGGTGGAGGTTCGGGTCTGATGGGATACCCCGAGGAACTGAAAGCGCATCTGGCGAGCGGCGCGACCACGATCTGCCGCGCCTGGGCGGTCACGCGCCCTGACGGGGTCGTGCTCGGCTTTACCGACCACGACAGGGCAATGCGCTTCGACGGCATTGACTTCATGCCCAACACGGGGATGACGGCCAAGGCTTTGGTGCAGAGCACCGGGCTTGCGGTGGACAACACCGAAGCGGTGGGCGCGCTGTCTTCCGAGGCGATCCGCGAGGCCGATATCATGGCTGGGCGCTATGACGGTGCCGAGGTTCGGGTCTGGCAGGTGAACTGGGCAGACGTGAGCCAGCGGGCGCTTCGCTTTCGCGGGCATCTGGGCGAGATCACCCGCGGCGAGAGCGCCTTCAGTGCCGAATTGCGCGGGCTGACCGAGGCGCTGAGCGGGGCGGCAGGCACGGTGTACCAAGCTGGGTGCGCCGCGATCTTGGGCGATGCGCGCTGCGGCGTCGATCTGAAGACGCCGGGGTATTTCGTTGAGCTTGCCGTGCAGGAGATCGATGCGGCGCGGGTGTTCGAGTTTGCCGAACTCGGCAGCTTTGCCGATCGCTGGTTCGAGAAGGGGCGGTTGCGGGTGCTGAGCGGTGCCGCTGTCGGGCTGGTCGGGGTGGTGAAGAACGACCGCTTGCGGGAGGGCGACGCGCGGCGCGTCGAGCTTTGGCAGCAACTGCGGGCCGAGATCGCGACGGGCGATTTGATCCGGCTGGAAGCGGGCTGCGACCGGCGGCTGGAAACCTGCCGGATCAAGTTCTCCAATATGCTGAATTTCCGGGGTTTTCCGCATATTCCGGGGGAAGACTGGCTGAGCGCCTATCCACGACAGGCAGAGGCCAATGACGGCGGGAGCATGTGGAGATGATTGGCCTGCGGGCGGCCGAAGCGGCGCGGCATTGGATCGGCACGCCCTATGTTCATCAGGCCGCGACCAAGGGTGCGGGTGCGGACTGTCTTGGTCTTCTGCGCGGGGTCTGGCGCGATCTCTATGGCGGCGAGCCCGAGCCGGTGCCGCCCTACAGCCCCGACTGGTCGGAGGCGGCGCGCGACGAGCGGCTTTGGCGCGCTGCGGCGCGGCATTTGCGGGAGGTGCCGGGGCAAGCGCCCTTGCAGCCCGGCGACGTTCTGCTTTTTCGGATGCGCGCCGGGGCGGTGGCCAAGCACCTTGGGATTGTCGCCGAAACGGGGACGAACCCGAGTTTTGTTCATGCCTATTCGGGGCATGGCGTGGTTGAAAGCCCGCTTTCCACCCCCTGGAAGCGCCGGGTTGCGGCGCGGTTTCGGTTTCCTGAAGGAGCGACGTGATGGCGACGATTTTGCTTGCTGCGGCGGGTGCTGCGGTCGGGGCAGGGTTCGGCGGAACGGTGCTCGGCCTGTCGGGTGCGGTCATTGGCCATGCGGTGGGTGCGACCCTTGGCAGGGTGCTGGACCAGCGGCTTTTGGGGCAAGGCTCGGCGGCGGTCGAAGTTGGCCGCATTGACCGGTTCCGGATTTCCGGTGCCTCGGAAGGGGCGGCGGTCGGGCGCGTCTGGGGCCGGATGCGGCTGCCGGGGCAGGTGATCTGGGCGACGCGTTTCGCCGAAACCGCAACCCGCAGCGGTGGCAAGGGTGCGCCGCGCCCGGCAACGACCGAATTCAGCTATTCGATCAGCCTGGCGATCGCGATATGCGAAGGCGAGATCACCCGCATAGGCCGGGTCTGGGCGGACGGAACCGAGATCTCTGCCGAGTCGCTGAACATGCGCGTTTACACCGGTGCGCAGACCCAGCAGGTGGACCCGAAGATTGCGGCGGTTGAGGGCGACGGCATGGCCCCTGCCTATCGGGGCACTGCCTATGTGGTCTTCGAAGACCTGCCGCTTGCCCAATTCGGCAATCGGGTACCGCAGTTCAATTTCGAGGTGATGCGCCCGGCACAGGGGGAATTGATCGATACTGTGCCGGACCTCGCGCGCAGCGTGCGTGCGGTGGCGCTGATACCGGGAACCGGCGAATACGCGCTTGCCACCAGCAGGGTCCATTACGACCACGGTTTGGGCGAGAGCATTTCGGCCAACGTGCACAGCCCTGGCGGCGAAACCGATTTCACCGCCTCGCTGACACGTCTTGGAGAGGAGTTGCCAAACTGCAATTCGGTTTCGCTGGTGGTTTCGTGGTTCGGCGATGATCTGCGTGCCGGGGAATGCCGCCTGCGCCCGAAGGTGGAGAGCCGCGATCTTGACGGCGTCGGCATGCCTTGGGTTGTTTCCGGGGTAAGCCGGGCTGTGGCGCAGGAAGTCGCGCGGCTGGAGGGCCGCCCGATATATGGCGGCACGCCGGCGGATGCTGCGGTCATCGAAGCGATCTCGGCGCTGCGGGTGGCAGGAAAATCGGTGGTGTTCTACCCGTTCATCCTGATGGAGCAACTGGCGGGAAACGCCCTACCGGACCCCTGGGGCGGGTTGGAACAGGCGCGGCTGCCGTGGCGTGGGCGCATCACGCTTTCGCGGGCACCCGGGCTGGCAGGTTCGTCCGACGGCACGGCGGCGGCGGACGCCGAGGTCGCCGCATTTTTCGGAACCGCATCCGCGGCGGATTTTTCGACGGCGTCGGGGGCGGTGGCTTATGCAGGCCCCGAGGAATGGACGCTGCGCCGCTTTGTGCTCCACTACGCCGCGCTATGCCACCTTGCGGGCGGCGTGGACGGGTTCTGCATCGGCTCGGAAATGGTGAACCTTACCCGCATCCGCGGCGCGGGAGGCGGGTTTCCGGCAGTTGCCGAATTCAGAGCACTTGCCGCAGAGGTGCGCGGGCTGCTCGGGCCGGAGTGCAAGATCGGTTACGCCGCCGATTGGAGCGAGTATTTCGGATTTCAGCCGGGCGATGGCGATATCTTCTTCAATCTCGACCCGCTCTGGGCCGATGCCAACATCGACTTTGTCGGCATCGACAACTACATGCCGCTGTCGGACTGGCGCGAGGGCGAAGACCATGCGGATGCCGCCTGGGGCTCGATTTACAACATCGACTATCTGAAGGCGAACATTGCCGGGGGTGAAGGCTTTGACTGGTATTATGCGGCCCCGGAGCACCGCGAGGCGCAACTTCGCACGCCGATAACCGATGGTGCCTATGGCGAGCCGTGGGTGTGGCGCCCGAAGGACCTTCGCGGATGGTGGGAAAGCCCGCATCACGAGCGGATCGGCGGGGTTCGCCAAGCGGTCGCATCCGCCTGGGTTCCGGCTTCAAAGCCGATCTGGTTCACCGAAATCGGCTGCGCTGCGGTGGACAAGGGCGCAAACCAGCCCAACAAGTTCCTTGATCCCAAGAGTTCGGAATCGTCGCTTCCCTACTATTCCGACGGGCGGCGAGACGAGTTGATGCAGATGCAGTATCTGCGTGCGATGGTGGATTTCTGGTCCGCCCCTGAAAACAACCCGGTTGCCGATCACTACGCGGGCGCGATGGTCGATATTGACCGTGCCCATGTCTGGGCCTGGGACGCGCGGCCATTTCCGCAGTTTCCGGGACGTGCCGACATCTGGTCGGATGCGGAAAACTATGCGCGCGGGCACTGGATATCGGGGCGTGTTTCGGCGCAGCCGCTGGCGAGTGTCGTGGCCGAAATCTGCGTGGCGGAAGGGCTTCGGAACATTGACGTCTCTGGGCTTTATGGGGTGGTTCGCGGCTATGCCGCAGCGGGCGGCGAAAGCGGCCGCGCGGCGCTGCAACCGCTGATGCTGGCATATGGGTTCGAGGCGATCGAACGCGACGGGCAGGTTGTTTTCCGCATGCGCGACGGGGCGGTGTGCGCGCAGCTGACCAATGCGGCGCTTGCGCTTGGCGAGGGGCCGCGCCTGCAAACGAGCCGCGCACCCAAGGCCGAGACTGCGGGGCGGGTGCGGCTGAACTTTGTCGAGGCTGATGGTGATTACGAGACCCGCTCGGTTGAGGCGGTTTTTCCGGACGAGGCGGCAGGCGAGGCCGCGCAAAGCGAGATGTCGCTGGTGCTGACCCGCTCCGAAGGGCAGCGGGTGGTCGAGCGCTGGCTTGCTGAAGCGCGGATTGCGCGCGACGGTGCCAGGTTTGCGCTGCCACCTTCGCTGGGGTTCATTGGCGCGGGCGATGTGGTGGCTTTTGATTCGGCCGAAATCGCCGGGCGCTATCGCATTGATCGAGTCGAGCAGGCAGGTGCGCTTGAAATAGAAGCCACCCGGGTGGAGCCGTCTGTTTATACGCCTTCCGATGAGGCCGAGGGCGAGATCGCGCTGCGCGCGTTCAGCCCGCCGGTGCCAGTGATGACAGTGTTCATGGATCTGCCGCTGATGCGTGGCACCGAGGTGCCGCATGCCCCGCATCTGGCGGTTGCCGCCACGCCCTGGCCGGGCTCGGTTGCCGTTTTTGCGGCGATCGAAGATGACGACTATGCGTTTGATCGCAGCATTGCGGCGGCTTCGGTGATCGGCAGCACGCTGGCCCCGCTTTATGCGGCGCAGCCGGGGGTGCCGGACCTTGGCGAACCGCTTCGCCTGCGGCTGCCGAAAGGATCGCTCGAATCAGTTTCGCGCGCGCGGCTTCTGGACGGGGCGAACCTGCTGGCAATCGGCGATGGCGGCGCGGACAATTGGGAGCTGCTGCAATTCGGCCGCGCTGAACTGGTGGAGCCCGGTATCTGGGAGATCAGCGAGCGGTTGCGCGGGCAGGCGGGCAGCGACGCGATCATGCCCGAGGTCTGGCCCGCAGGCAGCATGGTTGTGCTGATGAACGGCGCACCCGCGCAGATCGATCTGGCGCTTGGCGCGCGCGGCCTCGCGCGGCACTACCGGATCGGGTCGGCGGCGCTCGGCTATGACGATGCGTCCTATGTGCACAGGGTTGAGGCGTTTGACGGGATTGGTCTCAGGCCCTACGCGCCGTGTCATTTACGGGTGCAGCTGAACGGCGGCGATGCCGTTGCCAGCTGGATCCGCCGTGCCCGCATTGACGGCGACAGCTGGGCGGGAAGCGAGGTGCCGCTGGGCGAGGCATTCGAAGCCTATCTGGTGCGCGTGGTCGAAGGCTCCGTGATCCGGCGCGAGGATATCATCGAGCTTCCTGAATGGGTTTACCCAGCCACGGCGAAGGCGGAGGACGGTATCGCCGGCCCCTATGAGATTCACGTAGCGCAACTTTCCGATGCCTTCGGTGCCGGACCTTTCGCAAGGATACAAATTCATGGTTGA